AGATGACAGTACGCGCTCCGCAAAGCAATCCTACTCCGGAAGCTATGGCCAAGGTAAACGAGCGCAACAGCTACAAGAATCTTCGTCGCCTGCTTAATACTAATTTTGGCAAAGGTGACCTGCATTGTGTATTGACCTATGCTCCGGATAAAAGAGCAACCAGTCCGCAGGAGGCAAAAAAAGATATCCAGAAATTCTGCCGCAACGTGAAACAGAAATGCAAGCGTCGCGGCTCAAATTTCAAATATGTGGCTGTAGCTGAATACGGTAAGCGCTCTATGCATTTTCATGTTGTTATCCATAGCGGGCTGAAGCTGCAGGAGCTGGGCGATATGTGGCCGCATGGACGTATCCATGCTACGGAGCTGGACGGCAGCGGAGATTATGACAGGCTGGCCAGCTATCTTATCAAGCAGACCAATAAGACCTATAACGATCCGGAACGCAGAGTGTTTGCCAGACGTTATGTTACGAGCCGTAACCTTGAGCAGCCGGAGTGTAAGATTGAGAAAGTCAAGGCTGACAGCTGGCGTGAGACGCCTTCTGCACCTAAAGGCTTTTATGTGCTGCAGGATACGATCGTCCAGGACGTTAGCGAGATTACCGGATATCCGTATCAGTATTACCGTTGTCTGGCATTAGGCGGCGGGACACCATTGAAAACAAAAAGACTACGCAGGTAGGCGTTTATATCAGCGGCGGAATCTGCCTCGGTAGTTATATACAAGCAAAAAACGGACAGGCGCAAGAAGAAGTATATCCGCTGCTGCTATAAGCACGGGAAGGGGGAATAAGATTGCTGGTAAAGCACTGGCAGCGCGTCGCAGAGACACGCTTTAAGTATCACAAAAAAATTCAGATGGCCGTGGATGAAGCACGTGCCTGCAGGCATCCGCATGGGCTGAAGGACAAGCTGAAGCCTAATCCTACCCAGCAGGACGCACTCAAGGGAATACTGCCGCTGAAAAAGGTTAGCGTATACATTGGCCGCCGAAGCTATGAGCTTGTCATTGAGCAGCCGGAGGAATGGCTGGCGGTGATAAGGGAGACGGATGCCTTATACAAAGACTCTCCTATTGGCCACGTCATGCACAAATACTATGACAACTACGAGAACAGGCACGTCCAGCCGGAGGTTATCAGCGGGCTGCAGGGAGTGAGCCGCCAGACGTTCTACGCCTGGCGCAATGAGTTTTTGAGTGACGCTGCTATTATTGCAGCGCAGCATGGAATAAAAAATTTTTAAACATTGCCGTTTTGTACTTTACAAATCGGCGCTTTTGACGTGGTAAAATAGTATTGTGCAAAATAGCAAGCAAAAACAAAGGCCCTGACGGAGCGTTCTGTCGGGGTTATTTTTATGCCAAAAAACAAAGGAGGTGAAGGCACTATGGCAGAGGTAAAAAAAGCAGTCAAAAAAGCTGTTAAAAATTCCGGTAAAAAATACACCCTAAAAGCGGGTAAAAAAACCACGTCGGAAACACTCAGTCCGGCGCAGGAGAAATTCTGCCTGGAATACCGCAAGCATGAGGGTAACGGCACTGCTGCAGCCATAGCTGCCGGGTACAGTGAGAGGACCGCCGCGCAGCAGGCTACAAGGCTGTTAAGAAATGTTAACATTCTGAAGCGCATAAAAGAGCTGGCAGATGACGCTATCAGAAAGCAGATTATCGGGCTGGATAAACGCGCTCTGGTGCTCAGTAAAATTGCCGAAGATGACGCTGCTGATGTGCAGGCCAGAATCAGGGCGATTGACGTTCTGAACAAAATGGATGGCGTGTATGTCATCAAGACAGAGGTCCGCGTTGTTGGGAATCTGAAACTTGAGCTGAAGAAACGCA